TTCACATACTTATCTTTATTGATCGGCAGTGTCTTATAGATCGTAGATCCTGTATCCAGATCGCCGCCGGCTTTTTTATCGTAATCACCAACCTTTACTTCGGTGTCCCTTACCGGAATCTTTACCGCGCCAGCAGTCGGTGTACCCTCATACTTGCGGTTGAACAATCCAACAAAGATTGCCGTCTTTCTCAGTTTTGCCAGCACCAGATTAGAATAACGCTCCTGTGCTTCATGTCCTGCAAACAGCTGCAGCTCTAAAATTCTTTTATTATACATATTTGATCTCCTTTACTTTTTCAAATCTGGGTTCAGTTCATAAAACCTTGATTCGACTCCGGATAACTTTCTGGCACCCGTGCTGGTCTGTCGCTGTCCCCATGATTTTCTGTTGTTTTCTTCATCACTTCTAGTGGAAGACACCTTGAACTGCGGATACTTTTTCAACACTTCTTCAATGGCATCTTCGATGTCCATATCCTCATCTTTAGCCATGTGCACTCTGGCAAGGGCAAGGACATCATCTACGCAGGATTTATTAACATCATGCTCCAAGCAAGTCCATTTCAGCTCTAATTCTTCTGCCTTTGATGCCTTTTCTCTGAGCTGCCGCGTCTCTTTGTCTTCATCTCCGGCTTTTCCCGCGCCGTCGGTATCCTTATCAGATGTATTCCGCTGCTGTTCACGCCGCCATTTACGCCTCTCCCGTGCGATGCGTTTCTTTACGGTTTCGTCAATATCCTTCTGTGAGAATTTCTTTTCATCAGAATTGTCCTCTTCCTCAGAGTCGTCTTCATCGTCATCGGAATCATCCTCAAGGTCTTCATTTTCTTCTTCTGACCCTCCGTCTTCAACTGCAAAGAGCTGCAGATCTAAAGGCCAAACTCTTTTTTTCATGATCATATACTTCATCTTTCATACCTCCGCTTGTCGCCCGTGTGGCGTTCTCATGCAGTTTAAAGTCACCAGCAAGGTTATGGACTATTTTATTTGTATGTACCTATCGCCATATGCCAACTGTATATCGCTTATGGCAATAAAAAAAGAATCAACCAGGAGTTCTCCTCTCCCTGATAGATTCTCGTATTTTATATCAATGTGTCCGTCTCGTATCTGATAGGAAATCTTGTCAGTCGTCAAGGCTTCCAATGAATGTATCAGTCCCTGCGCATGTGATGATACGGCTGCACATATGATATCATTTCCAGGTTCCGCATATCCTGCGTGGCCATCTACTGTAAGACCGGTTGTGTCTACTTTAACTACAATCAATATACATCACCCCCTAAACTGGACATAAAAATACCACTGACCTATAAAGACCAGTGGTGTCTATATCTCAATCTCATAAGGAAGAAGATCTTCTCCTCTTTTGAACCGTTGACAATCCGCATTTTGAAAATATACATCATCAGGCTTCCCATCAGGATATTTCTCACACTTTCCACGACCTATATGTTCCCGCTCTGCAAACGCACAAAATCTGCACTGCATCTTCTTCTCGTCGCATGATCTCATTCCAGTCATTGGCCTTAATTCGTTTAATCTACTACCCATTGCACATCACTTCCTTTACCTTACAACTTGCATTACTACAGTGACTTTGTCATTTACATTCTTTATTTCGATTATTTCAAAGCAGGTTCCAGCTTGCAGGATAAACTCCGCTTCAGTACCAATAGAAGAACTCTTCTGTATGCCGTCCCATGTTCCGGATGTGTTCGTTCCACCATAAGCACTAAAAGGTTCTGCATATATGCCTTTTGTCCCCCTTGGTGCTAATACCTCATACGATATTGTATCTTTAAATCCCGCATCAGCGGCAACACCTGTACTAAAAAATGCAGGCTCCTGTATTCTTTTTCCCACAAACTTCTTGTTCAATGCTTCTACTTTTGAGGGGATAATCTTCTCTTGGTCTATATTCAGAAGTCCAGCTAACGATTGCTTATCAGATCCTCGAAAGAACCACATATCTTTTGACATCACTGATTTATCGATAGCCGACCTTAATCCTTCGATATATTTGGCAGCTCCCTCATTATCCAGAGGAACTTTCCCGACTCCAACATATTTCCCCCAGCTATGATCATATCCACGAAGCGGACGGTTAAACGCCCCTGAACCTTCTGTGTATCTATATGCCGAACTTTTCTCATGTTGAGATAGTTTGGTCCAGAGTTTCTCCGTTTCCGGTCGGAGTAATTTATCGGCTTGCTCCCGTCTGTCAAACTTTTCTGCTTTTATTATACTCTGTTTCTTATTATTCTGCAAGGGAACGGATTTTAGATGCTGGGCTGCAAATTTCTTCTTGACTGCCTTATCTGCCACTATTGCTTCAGCACTGACGCGCTTATCAAATCCAACAACCTGTTCCCGATCTTTCCTGCGGTGTAGGTGACTCTTACCGTCTACATAGGATTTAAGCTGTACTTCTTTCTGCTTCAGCTTCACGGCAGAATTTTCAAAGGCTTCTTTGTCACCAATCTGGTCATATAGCATGCACTCCCGTTTCTGTTTACGTACCTCTCGTTCAAGTGCTCGCTGTACCTGAGTTTCTTTATACAGTTTGTCGTTTGCATCCAAGTCTTCTGTCGGAAAATAGCGCTGAATATTGACTCCCGGCACAAATGGCCTCTTATGATGGCCACAATTTATTCCAAGAATCCCGTCCGGCTCGCCATAGCTGGAAGCGCTCCACGGATAATACTGTATCTCCCTGCCGTTTAAGTCCTCCGTTGTTCCGCTAGTATTATCAAGAGAGTATATTTTCCCCTGATCTCTTGCGCACTTTGGACGTGCGCCTGAGTGAGAATCTATAGAGATTAGATTCACTCCAGCATCCTTGCACCTGGCGTCCTGCACTTCTTCTGCTGTCTGTCTGGCCGTATTCCGCATGGTCATGTTTACATAGGCTTCTGGCGTCCATTCTCGTCCACGTTTATCAACAAAAGCAGGAATCCCCTTTTCATTAAATTCCCGGATGCACTTTCTCATGGCCTGCTGACGGGATTCTGCGCCGATGCTTACTGCTGTTGCATTTTTATTCAAAATATCCAAGAAACTCTGCTTTGTTGCTATCTCATGTGCTTCTTTAGCGATACTTCCGATTAATCCTTTGTATGCCTCCTGTGCCTTGTAAAGCATTGTAGTATTACATTTATTAAGAGTATCTTTTGCCTGACGGTTTAAAGCCTTTACTGCTTGCTTTACATTGTTGCTCTTTTGTGGGGACACGGCTTCGCCTGCCAAGTTTTTCTTCGTAAGATACTGAAGTCCTGGATCCACAGCCCGCACTGCCTCATCCGCCATATTCTGCAACATTCGTTCAGCTGCTGTCTGACTTATGCCAGCCTGTTGAACAATACTCTGCATATTTTCCTGATTCAGCTTCCCTATCTCGGCCAGCTTTTGTAACTGCCACCGGTCCGAATCAATGGGCTGATCCCAATCATTTAAATGTCGGACAATATTCTGCATCAAGACTGATTCAAGGTCTATGTAACAGCTATCAACTATCTCCGCCGCCTGTTGATTCTTCAGAAGGTTCATTTACATCACCCTGCTCCTCTTCATCCTGGTCTTCACCCGAGTCATCCTTGTCTCGATCTGTCCAATCAACATCTTGACCAATTATTTGGTTGTCCTGCTTTATAAGCTCCAGCTCTTTTTTTGCATCCGCTTCAGAACATTTTTCAATCTCCATAATGGCAGTAAGCTTTGATCGTAATCCTGCCTGAATAAGTTTGATATTCCGGTCGATGGTAGTATTGCTGTCTTCAATGATCGAATCATCAAAGTCAACAGTAGCCTCTATATCTATCCAGAGCAGGGTGTTGTACCCTCTTTTTCTCCCCCGATATCAAAAAACGAGACCGCCTTGACCATGTTAATCAAAGCCGCCTTAACCGGTATCTCATTGCGCTGAAGGTTCTGGTACAAATCTGATTTATCTGAAATCACCTCTGTAGCAGTTTTTACGCCTCCTGAAGAATCAAACTGAAATCGCCCCGTACCCATTCCTGCTTTCAGGCTTAAAAGATCAAGACTGCGTTGCATGGCAAGATCATGTTCATTCGCCCGAATAGCCATATCGACCTCTGTCAGCTTCAGGTCCTCCTGCCTGTCACCAGGCATCTGATAATACACAGAATCTGATGCATCAAACACCGGTGCTGTGATCCCGTCCTTCTGCATCTGCATCTTTGCCGACGATATTGGCACTAGAATACGCTTCCTGCCAAGGATAAACTCGTTGATGTAAGAATCATAAATCAAATCACATCCCTTGAGCTGGGAAATACAATTAGCAAACACGGATACCCCTAACGGGCTGCCAAGATCGATATTATTACAAATATTTGGAGATACGATCTGAAAGAGCGGCTTCTCATACTTCGTGGATACCAACGTCTCAATTTCCTCGGGAGGATCTATCTCATCTCCTGATTGCGCATCGATATATCTATTCTCGATGTAGTATTCGTCCGACCTTTCCCCGTTCTCTTCCCTGCCAAATCGATGGATCTGCAGGTATATCCGCTCTTTGCCGCCCATTACCCGGGTCGTTCCGAAAGCGCACTCCGTGATATCCCCGTTGTCCCAGGATAGCGGATAGATCATGTCAGCCCGGATATAGTCGATGATGACATCTCCATCCGCGCCAAGATATTCCACGAATGCTCCCGTGCCTAGGGCATAGGACAGTTCGAGCAGCTGGTTTCCGCGGACGCGGAAGTTGTTGGCTTCGAGGATTTTATTCAGGCGATCCTCGTAACTTCCGGCCTTGATAGATACCTTCTCGTTCAGGATCAGGTTCGCCCAGTCCTCGCAGATCTTCTTGGCCATGCCCATGCTGTACCGCTTGTGCTCCGTAGTCATGGAGCCGTTATATATCTTGTATGTATGGAATTTCTCCACATCCCCCTGATACCATTCCAGCCACTTATCAATATGGCTGTATGTATCATCAGGCGCCGTGTTATACTTGCGATCCCGCAAATACTGTTGAATTTTATTACTCATATATACTCTCCTTAAGCCGCGATATACAGGATGTCATCCTGCACACTCTCGGTACTATACTCTGTGCTGTCCAGGCTATCCACATTCATCAGGCCGTCATCCAGCCGGACATCCTGATTGGGTCGTTTATCATCATATACCGCCTGCTCGAACGCCTCGATGATATGCGTGCAATGCCGCATCACCTTCCACCGATTCTGGGCGATCAGGCTATTGTAGAACGCGATCCGGTCATTGATCGGCCCCTTGATCGCGTTCTTGATATCAATAGCCACATGTGCCTGCATACAGGCAGATTCCAACCCAGCAATAAGCGTCTGCTCTGCGCTGTCACAGTAAGCCTCATACACTTTATATTTCGTCCTTGCCCTTCGGATGAAATCAATAAAATCATCCTGGAGCTGCTTTGGATTAATCCGCTTTTTACAATAGTACTCATCCAGGACAACGACTTGCTTAAATCCCGCTGTGAAGCCTGTCAGTGTAAAAGAATGAGCCGACTTCGTGCCACCGAAATCGACTCCGATTACTGCATATTGAATTGGATTTACTTGCCAGCCACTGGCTGGTAACTGTATAATCTGCCACATTATCCGCGAACTGCTGATAGATCAGGCCGTCCGCCGCCACCCATAAGCCCAGGATAAAGCGCTTATAAAATACGCTGCCATGCGGCCAGGCGTCCTTGTATTCCTGCTTACGCTTCGGAGAGATAGACAGGTTATCATCCATTGTGAAATGCAGATGGTATACTTTCTTTCTCCTCATCTTCTCTTCCTCGAGGTATTCATCCCGGATGAAATGATGCGGGCCTGCCGGGTTGCAATTCATCCAGAATTTCCAGCCGTCTACAGAACAACGGCCAATCGCCTGATCAACAAAGGACTTCGGGAACAATGCGGCCTCATCCAGGTAGGCGCCGGCTGCAGTTAATCCCTGTAGGGAGTCCTGTGCCGCCTCCGTGTTGGCACCGAACAGGTAATAGGTATTGCTGCCTATGTCAATGTGCGGCTCTGACCCGGATCTCACATACTCATAAGGCCATCCACAGGCTTCCAGCATCTGCAGCATTGGCCGGATGACATTCTTTTTCAGCGCGCCCATCGTCTTTCCGGCCAAGATAAACGTCTGTCCGCTGTGCATTTCCTGCGACCAGGTAAGAAAACCGATAATGCAGGCAATCGTCTTGCCTGACCGGATGGATCCATCTGCTATCACATAATTGCATTCCGATGCGCTTACTATCGGCCTCCACCAGTGAATAAGCCTGCGCTGCTGTTCAGAAAACGGCTTGAACTTAAACCTCGCCGGTCTCTTCTGCTTCTTCGGCATCGCTCTTGCCCTCCTCTGCAAATAGATTGTTCATGTCTTCCCGCGACGGGTTCATGGCTTTGAGGAAGGACTGAATGTTATCCTCGGCAGAATCAACGTCTCCCACTTCCTGATCTCTCGCCCTCTTGGCCCGGTCGGTACGAATCTTCTGCTCTTCCTCGTCAGCTTCGGTCTGTGCTGACTGCCCTGCATACTTAGCCACCGCCTCATAAGCCTTAACATTGCCTGCCAGCCCCTCCTTGATCATGGCCATGTTGAGCGCGCTCTCCAGCGTGCTATCCAGCCCCAGGGACTTAAGGATCGGCGTCCATTCCTCGCTGTCGATCTCGGTCGTCAGCAGCATGTTCAGCGTCTTCCGGAAATTCGCTTTCCGGCGCCTTACTTCTCCCGATGCTTTCCCCGCTTTTATTGCAAGTTCCCGCCGTTCCTCCGCGGTTCTTTTATCAAATCCATAGTCTTTTATGTTTTCATAGCCCGCCACTTCACCACCTTCAATTCTGACCTGTCTCGAAATAATACCCACATCATCTTTTAATAGTTCTTTATGATCAATTCCCTGTAACGACGTGGGTTAGTTTTCGTCACAAGATTATCCGCCCTATCGACCTCGACCATATTATATCCTGCGTACAATTCCCTGACTGCCTGACAATCATTGTAAGATAACACGAACTTCCCCTTAATTTGGGAAAGCGTATCCCTCAAACGTATATGATCCTCAGGCTGGAATCTATCCGGATAATATTTCTCTGCCTCGTAGTAAGGCGGATCCAAATAAAAAAGCGCCGATTCCCGATCATATGTCCTGATCAGACGCTCAAAGTCTACGTTCTCGATCACGACCCGGTTCAGGCGTTTAGATACTCTCTGTAAATAATCAATCGCTCCTTGCATGTTCCTTGGTCGCACACCAAACGACTCGAGATCCGCGCCGAAGCTTAATTTTATCCTACAGAAAAACCTTGCGGCTCTCTGTATGTCTGTCATTCCCTGGATATTATTCTGGGAAATATAATCGAAAAACTGTTCGCGGGATACGAAGCCCCACTCAAGCTCTTTCTGCAGCGCTTCCGGATGATACTTGACACACCGAAATAAGTTGACCAAATCCCCGTTGATGTCGTTGTATACTTCCATGTCCGCGTGTTTCTCTCTAGCGAACAACACCCAGCCGGCGCCACCAAAAACTTCTATGTATCGGTCACACTGCTCTGGGAATTGTTCAATGATTTTCTTTTTCAGCAGCTTTTTGCCGCCTATCCAACTTATAAAACTGTTCATCTCATCAATCCTCTTTCTGTAATACTTGTGGGTACTATTTCAAGAGGATAACAAAAGCGCCCCGTATTGGGACGCCTTCATATATCGTCAATATGAGAAATGGTATCAGATAATTGGTTTTTCTCAACCGCTCATCTGATGATATCATAATACCACTGTTGATACTGACATTCACTGACATTTACTGACATCTTTGTTTTTTGGTAGTTCAAAATGTCCTAAACCTTTTCCATGGAACCTGTATATCTGTCGTTCTGAATACCCCATCTGCTCGGCAATATCCCACCAATCAAGCCCCTTTATGTATCGATAAAACAGAACATCGTTTTCATTCTTACTTTTCAAGCATTTAATGCGGCTTGATATGTCTTTGTATAGCATGACTCGCCTATATCTTTCAGCGACCAACTCTCGCTCCAGCTTGTCCAGTTCTGCTGCATAGGAAGATAGATCACTCTGTCCGGTTCCGCGTGGCATATCATCGTACATAATTGATATACTGGTCTTCATTGTCCGGATTTCCTTAAGTTCCTCTTCGATGCGCGTGACCCTCCTGACCGAAGCCCGATATTCTCTCAGATAGGCCTTTTTTTTATCATTTTCATTGATCGTTTCCAACACCAACACCATCACCTACCCTCCCTTTAAACATGTTTAGGATTTTAACCGTCGGAATACCGCCAGTCTTTTCCAGATAATCTTTATAACTTTTAAAGTCGTCCAGTTCCTTATAAGGACACTTTTCATGTATACAGCACAAACCATATGATAAATCATCCACCAGATACCCTCTTGCCTTCATCCGTGTGTTTTCTCTCAATTCAGTTTCCAGTTGAGCCTGATGCAGCGGGCTTCTCCCGACACGCCTGTGATCTGTACAGTATTCACACCCTCTTTGATGCACTTCTTTTTTTGTTATTCTTCTCAACTCTCAATATCCTGCCTTCCCTTTGCTCTGCAATAACCGTCTACTGTATAACTCTGATATGCCCTATGTATCATCTGCCTGGCAGCTGCCCCGCTGGGTTTCTGTTCTGCCATATCGGATAGTCTGGCCTGATTATCCAGCGCGCAGGCTTTTCTGGTCCTTCTATATTTTTTCAAGATCATCTTCTCCTTTCGTCGTTTTGC